ATGTCAAAAGCAAACAAAAGTAACAAGGCAATTAAATATAGACTCTATCCAAATGATGAACAAAAAGTCATGTTTGCAAAAACTTTTGGTTGCTGTCGTTTTGTCTATAACCAATTACTCGCCCTGCAAAAACAAAGATACAAAGATGGAGAATCCCATCTTTCTAAGCTTAAATCAAATGAGTTCGCTACTCGTACATTAAAAAAAGATTATGATTTTCTCAAAGAAATAGATAAATTTGCTGTTTCAAATGCCGTTTTTCATTTAGCAGACGCCTATGACAGATTTTTTAAAAAACAAAATCATTTTCCTAAATTCAAAAGCAAAAGAAAATCTAAAAAGTCGTATACAACAAATTTTACAAACAACAATATTCTTATTGGTAAAAATGTCATAAAGCTTCCTAAAGTTGGAATGGTCAAAGCTGTTATTCATAAGTTGCCTAAAGATGATTGGAAGCTTAAATCTGTTACTGTCTCTCAAGATGGTGTCGGTAACTATTTTGCGTCCGTTCTTTTCGAATATGAACAGGAAGACATTCCATCTGTTTCCAAATCGAGTACAAATGCTATTGGACTTGACTATAAATCTGATGGACTTTATATGGACAGTAATGGGAATAAAGCGGGAGTTCATAAATACTATCGAGAAAGTCATAAGAAGCTTGCTAAAGAGCAAAGAAGACTTTCACGAAAAGCAGGTTCTAAAAAGAATGAAACAAAATCAAGCAACTATTTTAAACAAATGAGAAAAGTAAACAGAATCTATAGAAAAATAGCGAATCAACGTCTCGACAGTCTTCATAAGAAATCTACTGAGATAGCCAATCAGTATGATATCGTATGTGTCGAAGACTTAGATATGAAAGCTATTGGAAATAAAGGTTTTGGCAATGGAAAAGCGACCTTCGATAATGGCTATGGAATGTTTCTTAATATGCTTGAGTACAAGCTTAAAGAAAGAGGTAAATATTTTGTAAAAGTTGATAAGTGGTACCCTTCTAGCCAAATCTGTCATTGTTGTGGAAGTGTAAAAAAATTCGACCTAAAAGACCGAGTTTATACATGTGATTGTGGTTATACTGGAGACAGAGACCATAATGCAGCAATCAATATACTTACAGAAGGATTGAGGATTCTTCAGTCCTTATAGATAAATTATAAAAGTAGGCTTGGGACGAGCCAAACTTATACGCTTGTGGACACTGTGTAAGACCTATAATGTATTGTCATTAGAGGCTGTAGTGGTTGAAGCAAGAAGCTCCGACTTCTAAACGAAGTGTAAGTCGGAGTAGTTCACAGCACGACCTTTCTTTTGTGCCTTAACACCTTGCATATAGCCTAGTATAAATGCGTTACCGATTAATTCTCCTCTGTCATTAGACATATTGTTTATCTCATACATTTGGTCCGTGTATAGATCATAAAACGGATTTATTTTACCTGCTATTTTCTTGATTGTTTTTTCTACATTAACTCGTGCCATTTTCATTTACCTCTTTCTCTTTAAAAATTGAAATTAGAGGCACTTGATGTTATAATACAAGTGCCGTGATGTGGCATAGAGTGTTTAACTTTCCTAGGGTTAAGGGCACTCTATTTTTATTAACCTAACTTTTCGATAGCTCTTCTAATAGCTTCGGCTTTGTCTACGTTTTCTTTTTTGCAATAATTTTGTAGTATATTTAATGTGTTATCATCCATTCTTACCGTAATTCTATTAGATTTAGGGTTATCAATCTTAGGTCGTCCAGTTCGTGGACTCATAATTTCAACTCCTTCCTTTTTGTCTGCCACAATATCATTTTAGATATTGTCAGCCATAAAGTCAACAATAAATTTAAAATTTTAACAAGAAAGAGGGGAAAACCCTCTTTTTAAGCATATTCTTTTTTAATTCTGCATACGTATTGTCTTGATTTACCTGTTTTAAATTGAATTTCTCTTGTAGAATATCCTTCTTTTGTCATTCTAACAATTAGATCAATAACTTCTTGCGCTTTTTTTGTTGTAGGTCTACCAAGTTTAACACCTGCTTCTTTTTTTGCCTTAAGAGCATCTTTTGTTCTTCTCGCAAGTTTTTCTCTTTCATTTTGAGAAGCAAAACAATATGTATCAAGAACGATTGATTTAATTAATTTGATGTTTAAGTCAATACTTCCATCTTCCTTGTAGATTGAAAGAGATAGAGTGGGTACTTCTAGAATAATGACATTTATATTTCTGTCCTCGAACCATTTATAAGCTTCTTTGATACCGTCCCAATCACGACCCAAACGGTCAACTTCTGTAAAATAAACTGTATCTCCAGCAACTACTGTATTTTTCAATCTATCAAAATCGGGTCTATCGAATGTCTTTCCTGTAATAACATCCTTAAACCAATCATCCATTCCAAGACTATTCTTTTCAAAATAATCATTTAATATGCTTTCTTGTCTATCTGTGCTTTGTTTGTTAGTTGAAATTCTCATGTATGCGTATTTCATATTTATTCCTCCTTCTTGAAATACAGGCGCTACCGTCTTGCACCAAGTGTCAAACAGATGCAGGGTGACACATACCCCTTATTTTTTTAGATCGTCTTTGTCAAAAATAACAACGTCATGTTGCTTTTCTTTGTCTCTAACGACAATTTCCAAACCTAGATAATCACATATTTTAATTAGATCCTCAACATTAAAGCGATTATTACTAAATTTGTTGTTTAATGCTTGTTTAGATGAAACTTTTAGTACATCCATTAAAGAAATTTGCATCTTATTTTTATAAGATAACATCATTTGAATTTTATTCTTTACCATTTTTCCTCCTTGCCCGCCCCATAAACAGATGCGCATGTAGACATACCCCCATACACACCCCTCGAGCGTTTATTAATCTCCTCAACATATATATACCACGGCAACGACACAAAGTCAACAGAAAAGTAAATAAAATATATTTACTATAATATATATGTGATTATAAAGAAAATTAAAAAAATTATAAAAAGCTATTGACTATATAATCAAAATTATTTACTATAAGGACGTAGAAAGAAACGGAGGTCATGAAAGATGAATGAAACAGCTAGAAAAAGAACAATATACCAAGACCCATATAACTCAATAAAAACATGGGAAGTAACAGAATTAAGCGGTGGATATTACCTAAAACAATTTATCAAGGGGAAACAATTTGGCAGAGGTTCAAGAACTACCAAAAAACACCTTAAAGAAATGGGAATTTTTGAAATGGAATGCATAAAAGTTATAGATAACTGGAAAGAAGAAAGCAGAAACACAGAAAAAAGAAAGCTAGAGCTTAACCGCTTCTGCTTCACTAACAAAGTAATAACAAGAATGATGCTAGAAGTTAGAAGAGCGCTAAAGGAAGAAAAAGCAAGCAACAAAAGGCTTGAGCTAAAAGAAAAACATGCGGAGCTAGTGGAAGCAAGCAAAAAAATATTTGTTATGAAAAGAAAATACTATTAAAGGAGGAATAGAGCAATGGAAGCATATGTTACAAATTTAGGAAAATACAACGAAGGGGAATTGATTGGAAAATGGGCACAATTTCCAATGGATGAAGAAGAATTTACGGAAGCATTGAAAAGTATCGGAGTTCAAGAAGGTTCAGCTTATGAAGAATATTTCATAACTGATTATGAAACAAGCTACGTAACTGCATACGAAGAATTAGGAGAATACCCAAATTTAGAAAGCTTGAACGAGTTAGCAGAGCTAGACAACAAAATCGGAGAAAATGAAGCACTTCAAGCATTGATAGAAGCGATCGGGAACATTCAAGAAGCTTATGAAACTTTTAAAAATGAAAGATATGTTTTTTATAAGGGTCAAACATTGGAAGACGTAGCTTACGAACTTGTGCAAGATAGGGAAGATCTAAGCGAATTCGCTAGAAGATACTTTGACTATAAATCATTTGCTAATGATTTAAGCTACGAAGGTTATGACAAAGTAGAAAACGGTGTTATTTATTTTTATTAGAAAAGGAGAACAAGAATATGAAAATTTTAAAGGCAGAAGTTAGAACAAGTTACGTAATCGAATACAGCAAAAGGGATTTAATGGACATTATCGCAAACGCTCCAAAGGATAGAAAAAACTATTTAGGAGTTTTTGAAAAATGTGGTGGTGAAAACGTAACAATGGTAGTTGTAAGCAGATACTACGAAGGTATTATTGATTTAACGCCCGACCAATTGACATACATAGCAAATAAATTAGGCTTTGACGGTTGGGAAAATGCGGGATACTACAACAGAGATAGAAAGGTAAGAAATATGGTCGTGTACAGAGAAGGCGACACGCTCAACGGATAACAGGAGGAACGGAGATATGAAAAAAATAATTTTAGCGGTTTTAGTTGTTTTAGCTCTTGCGGGGTCATTCCTTGCAGGGGCTAGCCTTGGGGCTAGAGATGTGATTGATAATCAAATAATCACAAACAAGGAACACCAAGAAGGCTTTTACGAAGCCGACTACAGGGGACAAGCTTATTCTTATTGGTATGAATAGCAGAAAAGGAGAATAAAGGCATGAAATATTATTATTTATTTCAACATGATAGCGTTGTAGGTCTTATGGACGAGCTACAAGAAAATTTATACATTTGCCATTTAGATGATGGATATATTGAAAAAATAAAAGATATATGGGAAGTGTTCAGCGCTTACAACAATCTAACATGGAATAGAAAATATAAGGGTATTTTAGTTGATGGGCTAGAAGATAACGGCTTTATTATTTCTTACATAAGCAAAGAGGGAAACATAACAGCTTATAACAGAGATATAGAACATCATATTTTTATCAGGATTGTGGAGGGCTTAGGATAATGGAAAATGGTTTATTATTGGTTGTGATTTTCTTGATCTTTGGAAAATTTGCTTTAATTTGTCTATTTAGCATCAAGAAAGAATGCTATAATAGTTTCAAGAAAGAAAAAAAACAAAAAGAATTATTTGAAAAAATAGAAAGAATGAGGGTTTAAGGATTATGTGGACATTATTTAAAATTTTCTTTTATATCGTTGTATTACCTATTAGAGCTATGTGGTGTTTATTCATGAGCTTAGCAGGTATGTATAAATAGAATCAAATTAAATAGATAATAATAAACTAGGTTCAAATATAAAGAGCCTAGTTTTTTGTTTATAGATATTTAATACCCGTTTATTATTCTTAATACTTTAATACTTAAATACATAATACGTATTAATATATAAGTGCCTAATATTGAAAAAATGCAAATATAAGCCCATATAAAAGGCTTTTGCTATAATTGGAATAATTAACCTAGAATATATAAAACGTGCGTACAATCGAAAATAGAAGCTATTTAAGTATATGTTATGCTATTTACGTATATAGACATAATTAACCACGGAGCATATAAAGGCCTCGTATAAGCGAATATAAGAGCGTATAGAGGTATATAGCAGGGCTAGAGGGATGCAGGTATATAACCATGAGCAAGGGAGCAGGGCAAGAGCTTTGTATATTTGTTCTTGATGTGCTTGATCCAACGAACGCAGGAACAATAAGAAGCAACCGAAAAGCCTTTGCTTTTAGTTCTCTTGTATATTCCCGTGGGGTGGGTGTATCGCTGTTCTTTTTCTTTCCCTCACTTTTATATATTTAAGTAACTATCTATATTATAACCTTTATATTTAATACTACTATAATACTTAATACTAATACTTAATTATTAATACTAATACTTAATATATAAGTATGTATTAAGTATAAGGTTATTGTTTTTATAGGGGTATATATATTAATAGGGGGTATTAAATGTTTTTCTTATATTAATACTTTAATAATAGAAGTAATATAACTTAAAGGGAACAGAGAGAAAAGAAGAGCACCAAGAAGAAGTATAAGGACAGATTAAAAGCCATATAGAATAGCATAATATGTATATAACATCACGTGTTAATAGTACAATATAGGGGCTATTGAGGGACTAAAAATGACAATGTAAATAAAAACGTTCGTTTTGGTTGACACTTTAGAGTTAGAAAAACACTATACTTTTTATGCATAGCCGACCCCTCCCTATTTTGCCGAAATCGGTACGGGGGTTAGTTACTCCACCATCCTACACACAAAAAATTTTCAAATCATAGAGCCTTTTTATATTTTAAAACACAGTATAAATTATATATTTTTATTTTTGCTAGGTTGTCTTGACAACTTGACAAATCGAGCGTAAACTCATGTATGTAAGTGAAATAGCACTCAAAAGGGGTTTCTCCCTTCTTTAGCGCCCGTTGTGGGTGCTTTTTTATTTACAAATTTGCAAAGCCATTCTTTAGCTTCTTATTAAATCATAAGTCCATCAAGCCTAAAGCTTGTAAAAGCACCGAGTACAATGACCAGAAGGTTGAACACTAAACACAGCAATGGTGGTGGTGAAAATAGCTGAATTAGTGTCGCTAAATACTTTACATGCATAACATTTCAAAAAAAGGAAGATAGTTGACGTAAAACAACTAGGGGAACAAAGCGTTCCCTTATCTGCACATTTACCCAAGAGGTTTAAGGGGACTGTTTGCTAAACAGTTAGTAGGTGTAAAGCCTAGCGCAGGTTCAAATCCTGCAATGTGCGCCAAAATCTATTCACATTACCAAAATAAAATTTTAAAGATAGGAGGAAAATTCAATGCGAGGAACTGTTAAAAACTTTGACAATACAAAAGGGTTTGGTTTTATTATTCCTGAAGGTGAAGGAAACGACATCTTTGTACATTACACTCAAATTGAGGGTGAAGGATATAAAACTTTAAGTGCAGGAGATCAAGTAGAATTTGATGTCAAAAACACAGAACGTGGTTGTCAAGCTCAAAAAGTTAAAAAAATCTAGAAAAAGTTAAAAACCTAATAAAGAATTATATCATGACCTTAAAGTGGCTGTATTAACATTTCCATATGAATTCGACTGGTTTCATTTGTTATAATTTCCTTCTTGAAAACTATAAATTGTACAAAAAAGCGTAGTATTCATAATACAGTCAAGAAACATTTGATTAGTGGATGTTTGTTGTCTTTTCAAACTAATCAACTTGGAAGATAATCGGAAGCATATTGGTGTTGGCAATTGCGGAGGTTCGAGTCCTTCATCTTCCACCCCTTACTCTATTATTTACAAGCTAGGATTTAAAAAGTTTATGTCTTTTTATTTCCTAGCTTTTTTTATTTATGCAAAAAACAAGGAGGTTGAGAAAATGCTACATTTAGACGGTAGACCATGGGCTTTAAAACCCTACAAAGATTACAAAAATCAACCCGAGAAATATCAAGAAAAAGCCGTTGGGATAAGGCCTAAATTTGGAGAGTTCCAACAATTCCAAGTTCATGACGTCAATTTCTCACAATTAAGGAGACCGATCTACGGATTTGTTTATCTACAGATATTCGGTTGCGAGATAGATTTAAGAGCAGGGGATTGTGTTACTGTCGACAAGATTTTGTATATTCAAAACAAAAACAAGCTTACGACTATTGGATGCACAATCAAAGAAAAATCGCCTTTCCAAAGTGATTATGAAGTTGGAAATCAAGAAGAAAACGGGCCTGCATTTTAGGAGACATCTAAATATATGGCTGAAAATATGTCTAAAGTAATCAACGATTACAAGATTGCTTTACGAAATACGGGAGCTTCCACTTCAATTCAGATGTTAAAGATTGCTAAAAATCTATACGACGCAATGCTACAGCATTACGAATATTGCGAGGAAATGAATTTAACCAAACATGAGTATCGCATCTGCCAGTTAATAGACGAGGAGGTTCTTCCTAAACTTGACAAGGGAATAATCGGCACGAACAGCTTAAAGGTTGCTAACAATCTGTTTGGCATAAGAAAGAAATTCTTTGCTTTGTCTGCAAGGAGAATTCTGAAAAACTTTGCCTTGTACATAGAAAGTTACAAGAAAAAGAAGATTTGGGACAAAACAATGGAGACGGTAGAGCCAGTTTTTTATTATGCTGACCAGTTTATTGTCAGCGATACTTTAAATCTGATGCGTGTATCGTGCATGCCCGGACTTGGTAAATCGTATATGGGCAACTTGCTTCTAGCAAATGCCTTTGGGAACAATCCTAATTTGAGTGCTTTAAGAATTACATTCTCGGACGACTTGGTTAAAATCACAACAGCCCAAACAAAAACTATTATGAATTCACAAGCATACAAGGAAATATTTCCAAGATATGACGACCCCAATGTATTACACAAAGGAAAATACGTCTTCAAAAAAGACGACAACCATTCGTTTTGTTTATGTGATTGCGAGGACGAATTCAATCTATTCGCTGTTACAAGGGACGGTCAAGCGACTGGAAAACGTGCAAAACTTATTGTTATCGACGACTTGCTAAAAGGAGAAGTTGAAAGCACAAACGTGACCCTTCACAATCAACTCGTAGATAGATACGACTCCGACTGGTCTTCACGTGCTGACGACGACAACCAAAAAACATTGTTGCTAGGTACTATGTGGGCGAATACGGATTTATTGAATGTCATGTACGACAGAGCTTCAAGTGGTGCAGAAGATTTGATTACTGACCATAAGCATAGATTTACCGAATTGACGAAAGATGGAAAGAGTGTGTTTATTGGAATACCTGCTCTTGACAAATACGACAATTCGACATGTCCTAAACGTTTTTCTTCCGAGTCATTGAAGAACAAACGAAAATTCATGTCTAAATTCCTATGGCAAGCGGTTTATATGCAAGACCCTATTGCTCCTGACGGGTTGGAATTCAACTATTCGGTATTACAGACATACAAAGAGAAGGTTAAAAAACGTTCAGATATTAGATACGGTGCTCTTGACCCTGCAAGACGTGGTAAGAACTATGTTTCAATGCCTATTGTCTACGGTTATCCAAGAGAGGACTCAATGGATAATATCTTTTATTTGGTCGATTTCTTGTATCAGAAGAAAGGAATGGATGATTTATACGACCCTATTGTCGATATGATCATCAAGCATCAATTAAACCAACTCGTTGTAGAAAACAATACAGACACCTCTCTTAAAACTGTTTTAGAGGAGAGGTTACACAAAAAAGGTTACTACGGTTGCAATATCGTAGAAAAATATTCTACTCAAAATAAAGAGCAGAGAATTAAAGATTATCAATCCACGGTTAGAAATAGCATTGTTTATCCTGCACAGAATTTATTCAGTCCAATCACGCAAATGGGTGAAGCTATGGAGTCAATCACTTCATATTCTTTTAATTATCCAAACAAATTTGATGATGCGATTGATAGTATCGTGCTTTTATGTATGGAATTTATAAACAATAGATTGAAATTTCCAACTGTTGGAAGCTTTAAAAGAGTTAATTTTTGATAGGAGGTAAATATGGAGACAAAAAATGAAACCTCAATGTTTAAAAAAGGCAATTATCGTTTCGGTAGAATTGTTATTAGAATTCCAGTTTCTAAATATTCTTTGAATGAGAATGTCATAAGCGCATATTTGCCTTATATCATGATGATGCATGCATCAAATGTTGCCGACTATATGCATTTAGATATGGTTTATCGAGGAAATTCCAATATTTGGCAAAAAGAAAGGCAATTTGTTGATGATGCAAGCGAAAAAATGAATGCAATCGTAGAAGAAGGCCATCCCTTTTCAATGGTTGAATTCAAAAAAGGGTATATGTACGGGGATGATGTTAAATATTCATGTGCAGACGATACAATGTGCACAGACGATATTACAATCATCAATAGATACATGAAAAGTCAAAACAAATCATCTAAAAATGTTGAAATTGCACAAGATGTTTATGTCGCAGGAAGTGGAAATCGTATCGTTTTACCTAAACCGTTAGGTATTGACTACGATATTTCAAGAGATGCACCATTCGATATATACAATCTTGAGTATTGTAATTCGTTTATTGTTTATTCAAGTAATTTTACGAAAGAAAAACTGTTCGGCGGAATTATCACAACGATAGACTCTACAGATCCAAACAACGTTATTTATCAATTGATGATTTACGATCATATGTGGGCCTATGAGTTTTATATCGGTGGAAATGCTACTGGATTTTATTTTGACTCGGGACATTTTGTTAAAAAAACAAGACATTACATAGGAATTTGCCCCTTCGTTGAATGGAGAATTAACAAGGTGAGAATGGGAATTGTTGAAAGAGTAGAGTCGCTATGTGATGCGGTCAATACGATTTCTTCAAACAGTGTTGATAACGTTGTTGACTTTGTAAATTCAATTTTAGTTGTCTACAACCAAAACATTGATAAAAAAGCAAAGAAAGAAGTAGACCAAAACGGAGCAATGTCTCTTAATACAATCGACCCAAGTAGACCTGCTGATGCAAAATATCTAACTAACTTATTAAACAATGCGGATGTCAACACAAAGTACGAAGCGTTGGTTAAAGTTGCTTATGCATTGGTCGGTGTTCCACAAGCAAATACTCAAACTACCTCGGGTGGGGATACTGGAGAAGCAAGATTGCTTGGTGGAGGTTGGGCAAGAGCTGATATTGTCGCTAAACAAGACGAGATTCTTCTTAAAGACTCGGAAAGAGAAATGCTTGAAATAGTTATCAACATTTGCTCAAAACATCCACAATGCGAAATAAATGACATTTACGCAAGTGACATTGAAATTAATTTCAGTAGAACTAAAAACGATAATCTTCTTGTTAAGGTTCAAGCTTTAACTCAATTAATTCAAATGAACGTTCCCAAAGAAGTTGCTTTAAATATCGTTGGACTTGTAGGCGACCCTCACGAGGTTGCTCATGCATGGGAAGATGAAGTTAAAAAAGCTCAACAAAGAAGTCTTGAAATGATGCAACAAAAACAAAGTAGCCCTAACAAGGATGATAAACAAAATAACCAAGATGATTTAGAAAACAAACCAAAACAAGACGAAAAAGACACTTCATAGCAGGTGTCTTTTTTATATGTCAGAGAAGACACTAAAACGCAGATTGTGAGAGAACACAAGCCATAAAAAACGCAACACGGGGCGGAGATGCCTACTTAACAAGCGCAAGGAGAATATTTATGAATACAGAATTTTTAAGAACTTTATACGCTCCAACAGAAGGCGGAGCAAGTGGCGAAGGAGGAGCAAGTGGCGAAGGAGGAGAAGGTGGAACTCCTACTAATGGAGAAAATCCAACTAATGAAGGTAGCAATCCAACAGAAGGAGGAACAAATAATCCAATATCCAACCCACAGCCAACAGAAGAAAAAACAATTTCAAAAGCTGAATACGATAAGCTTGCAAGTGAGTTAGCAAAGTTCAAAAGAGAAGCGAAAGCTAAAGAACGTGAAAAAATGTCAGAAGAAGAAAGACAAAGAGCTGAATATGAAGATGACAAAAAAGAGTTAGAAGCATTGAGAAAAGAAAATTCTAAATCTAAAGCTATCAGCAAATTAAGCAAGACAAAAGCAAGTGATGAACTTGTAGAAGGTTTAGCAGAAGCTCTAGTTTCAAATGACACAGAAACAATTGTAGAGTCTATTGTCAAATTGGTTGAGTCTGTCACAAGTGCGACTAGCAAGGAATTAGAAACTGTTAAGTTAGGTGCTACTCCTCGACCACAACAAGGAGATAACACTACAACTAAAGTCCCTAGTGTAGAAGATTACAAAAAAATGACAATCGACGAAAGAATTCAATTAAAAATTTCTAACCCACAATTATACGCAGTCTTATCGAACAGCCAATAAACGATAGGAGGAAATAAATATGCCAAGAGAAGGTGTTTTTAACGGTGTAGTATTTGATCCCAATATTTTTGCGGGATATATGCAAGAACAATCATGTTTAAATACAGCGATTATTCAATCAGGTATTTTAGTAGAAGACCCAATTATTAAAAAAGCGTTAGGGAGTGACGGGAATGTAGGAACAACTCCATTCTTCTTACCAGTGGATGAAGAAGGAGACGCTTTAAACTATGACGGTAAAACAAACAACGTCCCTAGTGAATTAAAAAATAGTAAGCAAATGTTTATGGCTATTGGTAGACAAAAAGCTTGGAAAGAAAATACATTTGTTCGCTATTTAAGTGGTAAATCACCATTACAAAATTTAGCAGACCATTTAGTTGTGCCTTATTGGACTTTCCAATGGCAACAAGATTTATTAGCAGTCATTAAAGGTGTTTTAGGAGTAACTGAAATGAAATCACATATTACTGATTTATCAGTAGCTAGCGGTTCAATCACAGATGCAAATAAAATTTCTTTAGAAACACCTGTAGATGCAGGGCAAAAAGCTTTAGGAGATAAAAGAAAAGAATTCTCTTTATTTATTTGCCATTCAGTTATCGCAACTCGTTTATTAAAATTAAACATTGCTGAATATCGTAAATTCACTGTTGCGGGAGCCGTTGGAGAAATTGAATTAAAATGTATCGGTAATATGATCATTTTAGAAACTGACGACGGAACTGTTGACAGTACAACACCAAACTTCCCTAAATATCATTCATATATGTTAGGTAGAGGTGTTATCTTAACAGCTACAAAAACAGTGGATAGACCATATTATCCTGATTATGACCCTGAAACTGATGGTGGTATTGATAAGCTTTACACTAAACAAGCTAGAGTATTCCATCCAAACGGTTTCTCAATCAAAGCAGATAACATTGCAACAGAGTCTCCAACAAGAGAAGAATTAGCAACAGCATCTAACTGGGAATTAAAATTCAACCACCGCAATATTCGTATTGCTGAAATCATTTCAAACGGATAATTTTTATGGCATACATATTAGTAAAAGAAAAACCTTACTATACAAATGGCAGTAAGGTTTTTGCTTGTTCATTAAGTGCCGATAAAGTTACCGTTGATTTTAACAATCCAGTTAGATTTAAAGAAGAAGTGGAATTTAACTGTATCTATACAGAAGATGAAATCAAAAGAAGATTAGGCATCTTTTTAATAGATACGTGGGATGGAAAAAATCAAAAGGTTGTTAAAAAGACAAACAAAACGATTTCTACTATTCCAAAAAGAGACAAAGAATAAAAGGAGGTATTCGTTATGACGGAAGAAGATGTAATATCTTACGTTGTTGAGAAACTCCGTATTAAATACAGTGAGGATGATAAATCTAACGAGGAGTTAGAGGATGCTGTAGAAGATTGTATATCAATGTTTAAACGATTATCTAACCAACTTGAATTAGAAACATTTACAAAGGTTGATGCAAACTGGATAAAGAGAGCTTGTGTTGAAATCATCCAACGTACAGATGATGGGATGATAGGTGTTAAAGAGTATCAAGAAGGTAATATCAGATATACATTTCAACGCGAAAATCTTTCGAGAGCTTTAGTGTTGGAATTATTTCCTATGGTTGGTTATCCAAAATGAGAGACAGTTTTAACCAAACTAAAAGATCATTTGATGATGTTGTCTATATTGCTCAAAAAGATACCGAAAGTAAGTTAGACGATTACGGAAATAAAAAATATTTAGAGCCTAAAAAGTTGTTTTGTTGTGTTTCTCCTTTAGATGGCTACAGTGATGTAACAGCTTATGGAGAGAAAGTCACAAAGACTTATAAGACGTTTTTAAGCAAAAGAATATTTAACAATGTTTTTCATGAAGGAGACAAAGTTTATTTAGATGGAGTTACTCCCGAAGGTGAAAAGACATATGGTAGCAAAGCTAACTACTTGATAGACTCGGTTAGAAATCAAAACAAAAAGATATGTATTTATTTTCAAAAAATATCGAAAGGTAGTGAATAAATATGAAATTAAGAAATATTAAAACGAAAGTTGTAAAAGATGTTGAAGATAAAATTGTAGCTGATTATTTATCCACTAAAGAATGGGAGATTTTAGACGAAAAAGAAGATGTAGAAAAAACTCCTAAAACTCCTAAACAAGCCTAATCACTATGAAGTATCAAATCAACGTTGAATTAAGTCAACAAGGAATACAGCACGTCATGGATGTGCTACAAGAGTATTCAAAAAGATTGCCTTTAGTAAGCAAAACATTTATTCAATATTCTCTTGATTTTTTAGAAAATCTAGCAAAAGAAAATATTGATAATACTACTGGTTCAAGTGAATGGTATCAAGTAACGGGAACGTTGAAACATAGCTTTACAAAGCAATGGTCAAATTTCTACGGAGAGCTTATCAACCATGCCATGTATGCTTGTTACGTAGAGTTTGGAACTGGTGAATTTGCTAGTAAAGGTGATGGAAGACAAGGCGGTTGGCTATTCAAAGACAAGGACGGTGTGTTGAGGTTTACACACGGGACAAAACCACATTTCTTTATGCAAAATGCAATAGACGTTTATTGGAGTGCAGGAACATATAAGACAATTTGGGATAAAGCTTTTAATGATGTTATGGGGGAGGTGCTTAAATAATGGATGGTTACTTTGAAAAGTTGTTTCAAGGCTTAAAATCATATGTTAGTAGCAAAAGTATTTATGCACCATATATTTCAAAAAAAGCGAAGGAGTCCATTTTCCCACTTGTTGTATTGTCTGTATCAAATAATACAAATATTGCAAATTTAGGATTTTATGAACAAATCGACATGTTATCTCTAACTGTTGAAATTAGTACGATAAACCTTGAATTTGATGGAGAAATGGTGGATGCAATGATTGTAGCAAATGAATTGCATAAGTTAGTCAATGAATATATGGGTGTCATGTGCGGTTTAAAAAGAACATACGACTCGCCAACACCGAACGTGGATAAAAACGTATATCGAATTGTTATGCGATATACAGTAAAAATTAACAGAACAAAAAATATGATCTATTAAAAAAGGAGGAAGTACAATGCAATTATATGAAGAATTTGGCGATAGTCGTGTTATTACGGGTATTGGTAGTGCTTTATATTATAAAAATGGAAGCGGTAAGTTTTCTTTATTATTACCTTTAGAAACAGTACCTTCTATTGCAAGCAACCCTGAAAGTATTGAATTTGATGTCACTACATCAACAACTAAAGGTAAAATCAACGGTAAAGTTACATTAGATGAAAAAGAAGTTGATGTATATAACCACCGAGACAATATGAGACGTATCAAAGCTCTTGAAGGTAAGACTTTAGAATTCTTAAAAGTGTCTCCTGATTATTCAGCAGAAAGATTTACTGGTACAGTTTCAATTACTTCACAAGACTCTACAAGTGATAACCCTGAAAAAGCAACAATGAAAATTGTTCCAAAATCATTTGAGGGATTTATTGAAAACTGTTACGATTTAATTCAACCTACATGTCATTTTAGTTCAGAAATCGAAAGTGTTGTTTATTTAAATAGCGCTAGTAAAGACCAAACTTTCAAGGCAACAGTTGAGTTAATTCCTGCTGATGGTACAGTGAAAGCTACTTCTTTAACTCCTAGTGTTGCAACAGTTACTTGTACTGGTGGCAATTTAGTCATCACACCAGTTGCTAAAGGTAGCTGTATTGTTGAATTAGAAGCATCTAAAGAAGAATACGCACCATGGACTACAACAATTTTAGTAATTGTTAAGTAGTCTTTTTTAGTATTAGAATTGGAGGATATGAATTATGAAGTTATTTGAATATGAATATAACGGTGAAAACTATGTTTTTGAAACTACAAATAAAGCTAGAGCAGAATTAAAAGATTTACAAATGAAAGGTGTTAAAGATTTTAGTGCAGGTGATTATCTAGAATTAATGACAGACATTAAAAATTTAGAAATTGAAGGTGCTAAAATTGATGTAATGCCTGAAAGCGAAGAAAAAGCGGAGTTAGCTTCTATCTTGGAACAAAAATTAACAGCGGTAGCAGACAAAACCCAAGCTATGTCTATCGTTTTAGATAATGCTGAATTAACAACGTTAGATACTATGTATGTGATCTTGAAAAATACTAGAAAATTCAAAGGCAATTTATCTAGAGAATTATTTGACGACATTATCTATGACATGGAAGAAAAAATGGGTGATTTAAAAGTATTTGAAATGTTGGAGGAAGCGAAGCAAAAAGCTTTTTCAGTATTCGAGGAAATGACGAAGGCGGAAGCAAAATTCAAAAAGAAAGAAACCTCACCCTCGAAGAAAAACTCGAAGAAATCCAAAATGAACTAAAAGAATTTGAAGTAAGAAAAAAATACTCAACAGAGGAAGAATACTATTTGATGGAATTTCTTCCTCTTGCTTTAGAATATGGAATGTGCGTTGATATGTTTTGGTATTATGATGAAGAATATTTCAAAGCATATCAAAAAGCTTATTTTAATCGTTTGAGCAGAGAAAAGTGGATAGAGGGTAAATATATCCTAGATGCCCTTTATGAAGTCTCAACAACAATTATGCCCGTTCTTTGCCACAACGGATTTAGTGGTTTCAAACCAAAGGACATAGACACAATACCTTATAGAAATAAGCCTATAGATTTTATGAATTTAGATAGGTTGAAGGAGAAAGAAAAACATGAAATAACAGAAGAAGAGAGAGAAAAAAGATACAGAGATAGATTGAATTATTGGGTGTAATTCTAACTATCTCTTTTTTTGTTATCTCTTTTTTATAAGGAGGTGTATTTATGGACAATCAAACGGATATTGGTGTTGTTATTTCAACAAAGATTGACAAAGCAATACAAAGTGCAAATCTTTTGAACAAAAAATTAAAAGAAACTCAAAAGAGTATGAAAAAGCTTGGTGTTGATAGTTCAAGTATTAACAGATCATTATCCAAAGTAAACACTTCTAAAATTAAAAACTTGTCTAGCGACGCAAAAAGAGCTAGTTCAAGCATGGGTGGTTTGTCAAAACAAATAAAAGAAGCTACAAACGGTTTACATAAAGGTTTTGACCTAGGAAAAATGTATTTCATGTTTAATACATTAAAACCAGTCATGCAAGGGATTGGTGGCATTATTGAAAAATCGGTTGATTATACTGAAACAGTCAACTTATTCGCTAATGCAATGGGCGATTTAACAAGTCAAGCAATGACTTTCCAAGATAAATTGTCCGAAGCTTTCGGAACAGCTCAGACATCTATGATGAATTATCAAGCAACATACAAAAATATGTTGAGTGCATTAGGTGGTATGAGCAATGATGTTACAGAGAAATTAAGCGAGACATTAACATTGATGTCTATTGACTATGCTTCTCTTTACAACGTTGAAATGGAGAATAGTGCTCAAAAGTTCCAAAGTGCATTATCAAGACAAGTTAGACCTATTCGTAGTACGAGCGGTTACGATATTACTCAAAATGTATTGAGCGATTATTTACAACAAGCAGGTATCTACGATAAAGAAGTAAGTGATTTAAGTGAAATTGAAAAAAGATTATTAATTATATATTCATTGCAACAACAAATGGCTAACTCTAGTGCATTTGGAGATTTTGCAAGAACAATTGAGAGTCCTGCCAACCAATTAAGGGTACTTCAAGAACAAATTCAAGAAGTAGGTCGTTGGTTAGGCTCTGTATTCTATGGAACTATTGGTAAGGTTCTTCCTTATATCAATGGCTTTATTATGGCTATTAAAGAAGCTGTTAAATGGCTTGCTTTATTTTTAGGCTATAGTGTAGAAGATTATGCAAGTAGCGGACAAACTTATTTTGACCAAGCTTTCGGAGACTCTGCCGACTCAATAGATGGTGTAGGGGATAGTGTTAGTGATGTCAATGATAAGTTGGATGATACTAAAAAGAAAACAAAAGAAATCAAAGAGCAATTATCAGGACTTGATGAATTAAATGTCATTACTTCTACAAGTGAAAGTTCAAGTGGAAATGGTAGTTCAAGTGATAGTGGAGGTTTAGGAAGTGCAGGTGTTGACCCTAGACTTTTAAAGGCTATCGGTGAATATGACGATATGCTCGACAAAGTTAGAATGAAAGCTAACGATATTCGGGATAGATTAATTGAGTGGGGAAAAATCGTAGGTGGGTATGTAAACGAAAATATCTTTAAGCCTATGGATGTTTCTTGGAATAAATACGGTGAGTCAATTCTTTCTAGGTTTCAAAGCGGATTTTCTAATTTTGGTTCAATCGTAGAAGATGCTTTCGGCATTGTTTTAAAACGATTGCCTGAAAGTGTTGAGTCGGTAAGTTCATTATTCTTTTCTCTTTTAGATGATCTTGCGATTGCCTTTGATGGTATCTCTAAGTTATTTAAAGGAATTTGGGATAACGGAGGAAATGTTTTATTTGAACAACTCATTAGATTAGCTAATGCAATCATTGATTTAGGAACATCTATTAATGATAACTTTGTTAAGCCTATTCTTAAATGGTTTGCAGATGATATTGCGCCAACACTAGGTAAGGTTTTAGGTAAGATTTTAGGCTTATTTGGTAGTCTTGTAGGTTTACTTGCGGACGTTACAAAAGCTTTTGCAGACAACAAAAATGCGGTTTCTCTTGTATGTACAGCTCTTACAACTATGTTTGCTTTATACAAAGGAGCACAAATTGTTTTATGGGTTAAAAAGTGGGTAGATGAATTCAAAGATTTCAAAGGGGCTATAGGTTTAGCTAAAGGGGCTTTACTCACTTTAGAAGATACTAAATTTGGTGCAAAGATTGAAGCAACTTTTAGAAATCTAATAAAATCTGCACAGTCTACTGGAAGTACATTTAAAGATGCTAAAAACATCTTATCTAGTTTATGGACCACTCTTACAGCAGGAAGCACACCCATGAGCAACACAGCTTCTATCTTTGGAAAATTAAGAGATATGGCCTCGTCTTCTACTGGTGCTGTTGGCTTGTTTGCTAAAGGGTTATCTGCATTGACTTCTCCTTTAGGCTTAACGGTTGTAGGAATTACTGCTGTATCAGGTGTCTTAATGTATCTTACAAGAGATTACAACGGTACAACTGGCGCAACTGCTGAATACATCAATAAGCTTAAAGATCAGCAAAAAGAATTGGATAACGTTACTAAAAAGACACAAGAAAATCAAAAAGCAACAAGAGAAAAAATTGCTACTATAGACAGCGAATACTATGCTGTTGAAAGAGCAATTTCTAAACTTGATGAAATGGTGGACTCTAACGGTAAGGTTAACGGTTCGCAAGAAGTAGCACAAAACTTAATTGACCAAATCAACTCAAAACTTGGTACTAACATTACTATTCAAGATGGTGTTATCAAGAATTGGAAGGATGAAAAATCAGCATTAGACCAAACTATTGAGTCTATGAAGTTAAAGGCGAGAGTAGAAGCTCATTATGATGCTTATGTCAAAGCTTTAAAACAAGAAAAAGATTTAAGTGTTGCTCTATCTAATGCAAAGAGAGAACTTGCTGATAATACAGAAAAGCTAATTAAAAAGAAACAACGTTTTGATGAATTAACTCAAAAAGGTGTAAATAAAACACAAAGTGAGAGAGAAGAATATCAAAAATTAGTTAAACAAATCGGAGACTTAACAACTACACACACTCAACTTGAAAAGAATGTCAAGAGCGCACAAAAAGCTTTTGACACCAACAAAAAATCCATTACTGACTACGATAAAGCTGTTAAAGCTACAAGCGGTGATGTAAAAGACATGGCAAAAAGTATTGTTGCAGACTATGAAAAGATGGGCAACGACTCTAAAGCAACATGGAAGTCAATGGCACAAGGGCTTGTTGATCTAACATCCAAACATTCAGAATATGTAAAAAATAACGCAGATATGAATTCTAAAGAGGTTAAATCAAATGAAGAAGCTACTAATCTTATTATTCAACATATGGTAGCAAAAGCTAAAAAGCACGGTATGACATATGATGAAATGTTAGCTAAATTAACAGACGCAGGGGTTAAGCTTAATGCAACTGAAAAAGCTCAATTGCAAGAAGAATACAACAACTATGTTTCAAACAAAAATAAAATAGCTAACTTGGAAGCTTCTAAATGGGCCAACATGTCAAGTCAAACATCAATTCAAATGTCTAAATTAAATTCTTATCAAAAAGCAAAATTAGATGAAGCTTTGAATATGTTCCAACAAACCGGAGACAAATCAGGACTTCAATATTGTCAAAAGTTGGCAAATGCTTTAGCTAGAAACGGTGGAGCTACAGATGCCGAAACGTTAAGAATTATTAGTCAAATTGAAAGCAGAGCGAGAGCTTGTAACCCTAATGTTAAAGTGCATACTGCTTTAGATTGGAACAGTTTAAGTAGTGTTGTCAATTCAATTTCTAGTACTGTATCAAGAGTTGTTTCAACAATTACTATGAGATTACCTCACTTTGCTACTGGTGGGTTCCCAGAAGATGGAATGTTCATGGCAAACCACGGAGAATTAGTTGGTAAATTCACAAATGGTAAAACCGCTGTAGCAAATAATGAACAAATCGTTCAAGGTATTCAAAGTGGTGTATATAGAGCTGTTAAGGAAGCGATGGGAGAGTCTAATAACAATGGAAACAATGTTGTTCAAGTATATATCGGTAAAAAGAAAATTGCGGAGGAAGTTCAAAACGCAAACAAAGAGTCGTTGATGAAAACAGGAAAGGTAATATTTGGTACTTAATATGGCAAATGAAAGAAGACATGAAATTACAATTAGTGGTATTACAATTAACCTTTCCTCTAAAAAAGATACTTATTTTGACTTGGATGCAGAAGCAACGAGAAGTTGGAAAACTGGAATATTAAAAAGAAATAGAATTAGAAAGAACTGTTTAAAAGTCGAGTGCTCTATGGAAAATAGAGATGCTGACTATGTAGATTTAGTTCTTGGATTGCTTGACCCTCAAGAATTTCAAGTTGAAGTCTACGACAGATACAAGAGAGAAAGAGTTACAAAGACAATGTATTGTAGTGACCGCTCAACAGAAGATTATGAAACTGTTAGTGGTACAAAAACAACATTGTCTTTTAATTTGATTGAGGTTTAAGAAACATGTATAAGATACTTTCAAATGGTATTGATTATGCTGAATATGTCACAGCAATGGAAAGCTCTATTTCTTTTTCAGATAATACAATTATCGGGAATGTTTCTTCTAAACAAGTTAAGTTAAGTATTGATAACAGCTCAAATGCTTTTAACGATATATTAGATCAAGAATTCGAGATTTACGACAATGACAACAAATTAGGTGTTTTTAGGATTTATGAAAAGCCTGAAAGAATGACAAGTGAGTTAGAAATTACACTATACGACAATGTCATTCTTTCTAACGTTGCTTATAACTCGGCCATTGAATATCCTTCAACAATCAAAGGGCAATTAGATGAAATGAGTGGAATGATTTCTTGTCCTATTATTTATGATGAAGTTCCACAAAAGGTTTTAGATACACCAGTTGGATGGAAAGACAACACATTATCTATTAGAAATTATTTAATGTTCATAGCTGAATTTTCAGCTTGTAACTGTTTTGCGGATGAAGAAGGAAATATTGTTTTTAAGAGGTTATTAAAAGAAAAGAAGTTTGATTTGCCTGAATATGAGGGTGTAGAAGAATTTGCTACTATTGAAGAATTTACTATTTCTAAAGTAATATTCGATAATGGAGTAGGGACCGTTCTTGAATATGGAACAGATGAAGGACAATCTTATTATTTGATGGCTGACAACTCGTATATTGAGACACAAGAACAAGTTAAGGCTATTGCGACAAATATTATTGGCTTGTCTATTATGACAATGGAGAGTCTTAAATCCCCTGAAATCATAGGTTCGACAGTAGGAGATATTATTAAGTATTATGATGATGAAGATACTTACTATTTTATGTTGATGTCTATTGATATTGATTATTACAACGCTGAATACAATATCATGAACGCAGAAGGGAAGCTTGAAACACAAGCGGTTGAAAGTGTTACCAACAGAGCAGATACAACAGTTAAAATAAAAAGAGTACAAACTGAACTAGACCAAGCAAACAACAAAATCACAATCATAGCAAAAGATATTGATGATACAAAAAGTGAGGTCGGACAATTAGTCATTTCTAGCAAAGATATTACAGCTCAATTAGAAAAGATTACTCAAAGTGTTTATTTGATTGAAGCAGGAAGTGGAAATATCTTTGACAACTGCGAATATTCATTGATTAAAACAAGTGAGGATTTAGAAAGAGCAACTTATTCCATTCCATCTTTAGGAATTACTAAAAATTATCTAAAAGGTAAGGATATTGTTATTTCTCTATCCGTTTATGTTTTGAATGGATATTTGAGTTTAGGAAACAGAGTCGGTGTTGAATTTGATGTTACTTATAAAAATGATGTCAAAAAGACATATTCTTTATATTGGTATTTAGGACAATACGATCTTCAATATTTGTTACAGACAAGTACAAACAATGTTGATAAGAGAATTTGGGCACATTATAAGCTCGAAGATGAAGATATTGTAAATGTTTCTAACTTGCGAATGATTGTAGATGTCAATGCTGAAAGAGCTGTTGCTTCAAATCCTAAAGTTGAGTTTGGAACAACTCCAACGGGCTTTGAGTACGATATGAGTACTATCAGAGACAATGTTCAAGTTCTTATTACTCAATATGCAGGAATTGAAACAACAATTGAAAAATTAACAGCTAGAGTAGAAAAGCAAGAGCAAGACACAATCAGTATCACGACAAACGTTGAAGGTTTAAAAAAAGAAATGGATACTATCGGCTTAAATGTGGATAGTATGAATGAAAGAGTGTTTACAAATGAGGATAGCATCCAAGCTAAAATCATAGAAACTCAAAATAACTACAGCTCAATTGTATCAACTATTGAAAACTTGACGATAAGAACAGCACATACAGAAGAAAATGTTGCTACGATTACTCAAAATGTAACAAATATTTCTAGCGACTTAACGGATGCCAAAGGAGATATTTCAAAGAATACTGAAAGTATTGGAACTATCAACGGTGATATTTCAAGTATTAATGGAAGTATTGATACCATTGAAGGAGACGTGTCAAACAACAAAGAGTCTTTGAACAAGATAACAGCAACAGTCAATCAAACGGTAGAAAAATATACTGAAATAGAGTCAACTGTTAACACTTTATCTTTGAAAGCTGTTGATCAAGAAGAAAAGACAACAACTATTGAGAAAAATGTCAATGGAGCTATTGAAAAGATTGAAACTGTTGAAAGCAGAGTCAATAATACAGAAATTGCTTTACAACCTAAAAACATTGTTTTAGCTGTAAATGAGCAATTAAGTAAAGATGATGCTATTTCAACAACAAGTTTCACTTTAGATAACAAAGGAGCACACATCAAAAATGGTGCTTTGGATATTACTAATGCATCAGAAGAAAAAGTTTTCTATACAGATGATGAAGGAAACTTGACAGTTACTGGTAATATCGTCGGTTCAAAGATTACTGGTTCAGCAATCAGTTTTAAAAATATTGAAAATGGACAATCTCTTGAGCTTAATGAAACAGGTATTCATATTGATGGAATTCAAGATACTGGAAGCGGAGGGCTTGGAATTCATTTTAAAGTTCTAGGTGAGGAAGATAGCTTCTTATCCATTGATGAATACGGGATTGAAATAGACGGAAGTAACGCATCTACATTAGGCTCATATGGTGGAAGGCTATCGTTATCTACTATTATGGTTGCTGGAAACTCGCCTATTATGTATTCAACAAGTGATGCTGTATGGCAGGGTGTTATGTCAGATTATGTAAACTGGTTAAAATGGGTTCCTCATTCCAATGGAGAATACGTTGAAATTACAACAGTTAACTCCACGAGATGGGGAATTTCTGTATGGCTTTCAGATGCTAGGTTGAAACAAAATATAGTTGATACCTCTATTAATGCTTTAGATAGAGTAAATGCAATAAGACATGTTGATTTTGATTGGACGAACAAAGAGGGCCATGTAAAGTGTGGATATATCGCACAAGAACTTAAACAAATAGATGATGAATATGTCATTCCTATCGAACAAGATGATGGCTCTGTTATATATCAAGTATGTAACAATACGATAACTCCGTTACTTTCAAAAGCAATTCAAGAATTATCAGCAAAAGTAGACACGTTAGAAAGAAGGTTAGAAGAAAATGGAATTAGTTATTAAACACACTAGAAATTATAAAGGCGAAGTAAAAAGTGAAGATGGTAAAATCATCATGAACTTGTCACAAGGATTTGACAACGCAGGGAATATGATTGGTGGTACAAATGTAGCAATCATCAATAGAGAGCTTTATAAAGCTGATATTGAAGAATGTAGAAAGCAACAAGATGCCTTTACTGCTGAAATGCGTAAAATCGAAGATGAACTTTTAGGAGAATAGAAATATGATCACATTAAAAAATAAAGATTTAGGAGCTGTTAATTCAGCTCTTTTAAGTTTAGGAAATCATCAAAGTGATATTGCTTTAAAGTGGGAGTTAGCAAAATATACAAAGAAGATAGATGAAGCTTATGCATTATTTAATAATCAAGTGCAATCGCTTATCAAAGAAAAAGGTAAAAAAGATGATAAAGGAAATATTTCATTAGATGTAAACAATGAAGATTATTTGAAATTATTATCACTTGATATTGATATTGAAGTTGACAAGCTTTCTCTTGAAGAAGTGAGCAATTTCAATCCAACTATGCAGGAACTTATGAATTTATCTTCTATCATTAAAGAGGGTGATTAATTTTGGCAACATTGCAAATGCCTAAAATTACTTATAAGGATAAAAAGGATTTTCAAACGCAAGGGCAGGATGATGAATACAAGATTTGTGCAAAAGATATGAATGAAATCAAAGAAACATTCAATCAAAGTGCTGAAGCTATTGAAAATGCTATCAATGAACTTGATGAAACAGTTCAAGAAACAACACAATCAATGAAAAACGCACAAACTAGCGAAGCTAATGCAAAAAGCTATATGGAAGAAGCTAAAAAGAATAAAGATGCTATTCTCAATACTTTAGGATTAGTTATTGAAGATGGCTTTTTATGCATGGAAGGAGATTGATAGAAAATGGCACCAAAACCAATATTACTAAATGAAACTGGAAAAGAAATAGTTCAAAAGATGAAAGAACTCAATTCAATTCTAGGAATGATTGCAGGAAGTAACTTTGCTCAATTTTCAACTTGGGACATGATTAGAGAAGTTGTAGCGAGTGGAGCAGGAGAACAAATCTTCCCAACTGGCAAGACATTCAATGATAAATTCACAAACGTAGATAACGGAACAGTTTACGAAAAATATCCTTGGCATGTCAACGCACATAGAGAAGTCACTTTAGAAAGTGGGGATGTAGTTCAAGGAATGATTTTACAACCTCGTTTTGCGACACCACAAGACGTACAATTCACGGGATATAGAGCGTTTCTTGCTTGCCCTAATGGGTTAAAGGCAGGGACTTATCACTTAACATTGGGTCAAAATTGGGGAAGCAACGCTGTAAAAGATAAAACTTATCAATTCACATTGACACAAGATGTTGTTGCGGGTGGCCGTTTAGGCGGATTTAGAGGAATGCCCGATACTAAACCGGCTAGCTGGAAAGTCTACAGCTATAAAAATGATGGTAAGACACTAGTTGAAACTGTAGATGTTACAGAAGGCGGTGAAGGGATTGATTTAGGGGTTATGAATTTTGCCACTCGTAGAGACATTGAGACTACTGAAGATTTAAACGGAGTTAAGATGAACTGTATGCAAGAATGTGCTTATGGGCATAACAGATGGAAAACATCTGCTATTAGACAATGGTTGAATAGTGATAAAGCCAAAGGCCAATGGTGGAAAGCACAAGATGAATTCGATTTAGCTCCTAATCAGGCTGATACGATCAGTGGCTTTTTAGCAATGTTACCAACTGAATTAGTAGATGTAATCAAGCCCGTTAAAGTAGTGACTTATACAAACACCGTTAATGACGGAGGAGAAGCTGATATTACTTATGACAAGGTTTTCTTACCGTCACTTGAAGAAATGTTCATCAACAAGCAAGTGGCAGGTGAAGGTGATTATCACCCATATTGGAAAGAACGTGCGGGTGTAGCAACCCCAGTACCATGGTACACTTCAAATGACAGATATATTAATTATGGTATCAACAACACAACAGCAGGTGTCTATGTTTGGTTGCGTAGCGCCAGTCGTGGCTATGCTTGCTATGAGTGGTATGTCGATCCAGTTGGCTATGTCAGCGGCAGCGGTTGTGCGAATGCCTTCCGCTCCCTCCCGCTTATTTGCATCTGTTAAATCATTATTTAATCGCACCAAACCACGTATTGGTGCGATTGCTTTAAGGAGAAAAATAAATTATGAGTGTAAACGTAGGACAAAGACATGTTGCTAATACAATGTCAAATACACGTTCAAAAGTTCTGCAAGAAATAGGAAAATTTGAAAAGCATACGTTCAAAATCACTAAAAACAAGAAGTATTTCTTTAAAGAATATGATGATACGATAACACTTCCTATGTTGCAGACAATAGTAGATGTATATACTGATTGCTATGTTGCAAATAACATATATGTATCTAACTACAATGACTTTGTAAGAAGATATAAATATCAAAAGAGAGCTATTGAAAATATGAAAAGGGTTATAGGTTATTTGATGATAGCACAAGAAGTATTTCATTTAAGACTCAATAGATATGAATATTGGTTTGTTCTATATGAGAAAGCCAATGAAGCATTAGTTAACTGGCATAAAGCTGATGCAAAAAGATACGGTCAAAAATTCAATAAAATTTAGACTGTACGGGGTAATGGCTAAAATTCATGCGTAGCGCCAATCGTGGCAATGCTTGCAATGAGTGGAATGTCAATCCAAGTGGCAATGTCAACAACAACAATTGTACGAATGCCTTCCGCTCCGTCCCGATTACTTAATTAAGGTAAGAATGCAAAAGTCTACATGTAGTGTGGATGTTCTTTTTAAGTAGATAAGTAAGGAGTCATTGCCCCGCCCGTAGACGGGAAAACCACAACATGCTGATGTTGGTACTCTATGAAGTATCAACTGCGACAGCATTTTTTTATTTAACAAAATCAATAGAAGAAAGATCAGGCTGTTTATGACCGAAGATGAAAAATTAATCGTAAATCTAGATGCTTTGTACAATGCGTACTTAAAATGTAGAAAGGGTGTTTCTTGGAAACCGAGCGTCATGGCATTTTCTAATGATGCTTTATTGAATATCTATAAATTGTATTGTCAGTTGAAAGATGGAACATATAAAAGTGGAAAGCCTAAAACGATATTGATTACTTATCCTAAAAGAAGAGAAGGACTTTCAATATCCTTTAGAGATAGGATTTATCAAAGAGCAATCAATGATGAAGTTCTCTATCCAAGAATGACAAGATCATTCATTCTGACAAATTGTTCTTGTCAGAAAGGTAAAGGAACAGACTACGCAAGAAAGTATCTTAAAGAATACCTATGGGCACATTATCGTAATCATGGATTTGATGGGTATATCTTGCAGATTGATATTTCTAAATACTATCAATCTATGTCACACAAAGTAGTAGAAGATATGTTTAGAGCAAAATTAGATGATGGAGCTTATAAAAGGGTCAAAGAAGTTCTTGATAATCAATACAAGGATGTTAAAGGATATAAACCCGGCTCACAAATGGTGCAGATAGCTGGAATTAGCTATTTAAACCCAATAGACCACTACATCAAAGAAAAGCTTCATATGAAGTATTACATTCGTTACATGGACGACTCAATCATGGTACATCCAAGTAGGGAATATCTAGAATATGCATTGGAACAAATAAAAATAGAATTAGCAAAGATAGGGTTAAGAGTTAATCCTAAAAAGACAAAGATAATACCGTTCAGCGAGAAATTTACTTTTCTAGGCTTTGAATATCGTGTTACTGAAAACGGTAAAGTTATCATGATTGTAGATAGGCAAAGCATTAAACATGAAAAGATGAAATTAAGAAAGATGTGTAAGAGAGTCAAACTAAACAAGATGTCAGTTGAAAAGCTTCAAGAATGCTTTGGAGCGTACAAAAATCACGTTAGCAAAGTAAACTCTTATAATCTAACAAACAAGCTGAATACGTATTGTTTGGATTTATTAAAGACATAAAAGGAGGAGTTTAAGATGCCTAGTATTGATGGTTCAAATTTAACAATTGGAGAACAAGTTGATTTGCAAAATGCCAAAGCTTTAAAAGAAAAAGTGGAGACACAAAATCTTTTAATTCAGTATTTAGCTGAAATGAGTGGAGTCTATATCCCAACAGAAGAAAGTGAGGTGAACACAGATGTACAAGACATTGAAGAAGTTGAAGAGTAGAATTTCATATAATTCTTGGTTGATCATGACTAAAAACGCATTCAACAACGGTCGATTAACACAAGAAGAATATGATAATCTATTAAAAGAAGATGATGAAGATGAATGATGTAGTATTTGAAGATATTCAAGAAATGAGAGATAACATTTCAAAATTGAATAATATCATTAATATTCAAAGCGACATTATTCAAAGTCAAAACAAGTACATCATCAAATTGCATCAAATTCTAGCAATGCATGGAATTGAATTTTTGAATGAAGGTGAGGAAAATGAAAATTATGGAAAAGTACTTTAACGGGATTGTAGCAATTGTTGCTACTTTTTTTACGTATTTATTTGGAAGTTTTGATTTAGCATTACAAGTTTTAGTTATTTTTATGATTTTAGATTATTTAACAGGTGTGCTTTATGCGTTTTTAACCAATCAATTAAATAGTGAAGTCGGTTTTAAGGGTTTGGTTAAGAAATTGATGATTTTAGTAGTGTTGATTATCGCTGTTATGCTTGATCGTATTTTAGGAGTCAACGGATGTCCGTTCAGAACTCTAGTAGCATACTTTTATATCGCAAACGAAGGCATTAGCTTATTAGAAAATGTTGGGAATATTGGAATTCCTATTCCAAACAAAATGCGACAAGCTTTAGAACAATTGAATAAAGATGATAAAGAGAGCGAATAGCTCTCTTTTATATTAGGAGGAGAATAATAATGAAACAATATGTAGGAGTTAAATTAATTGAAGCAAAACCAATGACAAGAGGGGATTATAACAAATATCGTGGATGGACTATTCCGAAAGATGAAAACCCTAATGATGAAGGATATTTAGTTAAGCATTCTAACGATTATGAAAGCTGGTCTCCTAAAAAGCCATTTGATGATTCTTATAGAGAATATGATGTAAATGCATTACCTAAAACAGCTATTGGCATGATTAGTGGCGATTACAAAGAGAGATTTAAAGCTGAATATGAGCAACTTATTATTAGATATAATGGCTTAAATAGAATGATTGAAAAATGGGATGCTGGTCAATTAACTTTTAAACCAACTTGTCCTAGAAGCACATATGATTTGCAATTAAAAGCTATGAAAGATTATATGGTTGTTTTAGAAGCTAGAGCAGTTATTGAAAATGTTGAATTATAGGAGGTAATGAAATATGAGTTTAATTGTAGGTTCAGCTAGAATTGATGAAAACGGAAATTTAAAAAATGGAAAAGCAGGAGATCAAACGGGAAAAGAAGTCTCAACACAAGCATACTATACACATAAAAAAGGTTGGTACGTTTTTCGACCAAAAAGTGTAGCTCATGCAAATGCTCTTGCTTTAGCTATGAAACAAGCTTGTAATAATAATAAAATTGGTTATGACCAAAACGAGCGCAACGGTGTTATCGCTCAATTAAAAAAATATGGTTCATTAGATAAAATTGCTAGAGCTACTGAATGTGATTGTTCGTCATTAGTTCGTGCTTGTATTATTCAAGCTACTGGTAAAGATGTAGGGAATATCACAACAGCAAATGAAGCTAGTACATTAGAAGCAAGTGGCTTGTTTGAATCTAAAAAAAGCGTGACTGGTGAAGGAATGTTATATAATGGTGATATTCTTGTAACTAAAACTAAAGGTCATACAGTTATTGTAGTAAGCGGTAGAGCAAGAAGTACAGCCACTACTTCCAATACTTCTACAGCAACTAAATCATATTTATCAAAAGGAGATAAAGGCAATGATGTTAAAACAATGCAAACAATGTTGATTGCTGTAGGTTACTCTTGCGGATCATATGGTGCAGATGGAGATTTCGGAAGTGACTCTGATAAAGCATTAAGAAAATTCCAAGGAGATTATGGTTTAACTGTAGATGGGAAATATGGGTCAAAATCTAAAGCAAAATTAGAGTCTGTTTACAATCAAAAGAAATCTTCTAAGCCTTTAGGAACATATAAAGTTACAGCTAAATCAGGCTTATACGTAAGAGAAGGTGCAGGGACTAATTACGATATTGTTCCTAAAAATAAATTAACTAAAAATGCACAAGAACATGCTAAATCAAACGGAGCATTAAGATATGGTACTCGTGTCACAGTAAAAGAGTGGAAAAATGGTTTTGCACATATTCCTAGCGGTTGGGTATCAGGAGACTATTTAAGAAAAGTTTAATTTATTGTATAATCAAAATGTAAAATATTTGTATTATAACTGAATTATTTTAGTTAAATCATTCGACGTCAAGAAACAATTGAATATTTTACAAAAAAGCCTACTCATTAATTTGGGTAGGTTCTTTTTTTTATGTCATATTGTCATTATCACTATCCTTATTAATATAAGGAATTTTAGGTATATAAATTTGGCATAAATTTGACATTTTTCATACTGCACACCTATGAGGTAGCTATGAGGTAGCTACGTTAAAACAGTAAAAAATAGGTGTTTATTGTAAAAAACACCTATGAGGTACCTATGATATACCTATTATACACCTACAGTATGATTAACAATATCCGAGAAGCATTTTACACAAAATGTTTCTTTTTTTATAATGAAGACAAGGGGAGAAATGAAA